CAAGAGAGTCTTCAATCATTCTTAACTGATTGACTGCCTTAATTGCCTTATGCAAATGAGACAAGACCATATTCTTATTAAGATCCTGAATACCAGAGTGACAGTAACAAACAGAATCAGGTGCAATTTTCATTCCTTGATTCGTTGAGTTCCGTAATCCTTTTGGATTGTAGAGATAATAATCTGCACTCTTTTGAGTAAGCTGAGTATTAAGATCTACTCCCCTTAATTGATTAGGATTCTTTGATTCATACTCTGTTACCTTACGGATCTTACGTGGATCAATATATCTAAGTTCGATCAATCCACCTCTAGGGTTTTTAGGATCGATTACCTTATGATAAAAAAGTCTCCCATCAACATACCATCGACGGAAGATCTCGTATGACCTGTTTTCAAAATCAAGAAGGCGAAGAATTTCATTAAACTCCTCACGCATTAACTTCTTAATTTTTTCAGATACTTTTAAATTTGATAATTCTAATTCGACGGGAACATCATCAAAGTTTCCACATATAGTTTCATTTACTACATCATCAACTGCACTATCACATTCTGGTTGTAAAACCATCTCCCTGTATCGGGTGATTAATTCATATTCATTTCGGATAGTTCCATCAAAATCAACAGAATAGCCATAGTAACCACCACCCACTACGGGTTGTGATCCATCTAGACTATCCTTCTGAACAAAAGAAGGCCCCTTAGGAACCTTCTTCGCTCTCTCTAGTGAATATCCAAAGAGCTGTTGTGCCATACTATTATTTGTTTGGTCCTAATATTATTTAGTCAGTTCGTAAAAACCCCTTTTACGAAATTGGATTCCAGTACTGGACCTGTAGTTCTACTGTAAACTCTTCAATTGAATCATTATTACCGAAGTCTAAATCTATTGCTGAAACTGAACTTGGCCAAATACTATAGAACTTATATTTCTTAAGTGCTTTAGCTTCACCCTTGTCACCAGTTCTACCAATTTGAGTAACTGTCATATCCTGTAGATACTTTTCAATATCACTTTCTTGAGTAATATTTTCAGTATATGCTTGAATGCTCTCCATCCAACTTTCAAATCCAGTTCTTAATTGGAATCCAACATCGTTCTGAACTGTAATTGTCCATGGCTCGAATGTTCTATCTCCAGCGATTTTAAGAACACGACCTCTAAATGGTACCTCAACAACACCAACCTGTGATGAAGGTAAGTTAGCCGCTCTAACTGTGAACTTACCAAGTGTCTTTAAATTAGCAGCATTAGAAACTGCATTAGTTGGAAAACTTAAATCTACTTCAAAGAGATTAGGTCTTGCAAAGTCACTCTTGACTCTACTTATAAAATTTACAATAGAGCTTGATTCTAGTGCCATCGTGATTATTCATATCCGTCAATTATATTTAGAATAATAAAAATTTTCAGACAAAAAAATAGCGGAGTTTCCTCCGCTATTTGAATCCATCTCGAACTCAGAGTTATTTAGCTAGCAACCTCATCAAACGCTACACCAGATCTAGTAGCAACGAATGTTAGAGTAATGTAGTTAATTGTGCGAGTTGGTTTCACGAAAATTTCTGCGTAAAACTCTCCACGATCAACAGCCTCAGGTGGGTTATTGTCATCGTCACACTTAACTAAGTATTCCGTGACACCTCTACGACCTTGTACATCTCTCATATATGGTTCAACAATATTGGTGAACAGACTTCTTTGTGCAGTATCATTTTGCTCAAAGAGTTGTGCCTTAGCAGCAGATCCAATAACACGCTCAATTGTTAGGAATAAACGACGAACGTTAATTCTATCAAATGCAGATGCGTATCCTAATGCGGTCTTATCTCCATAAAGAACAATACCTTGTCCAGGGAATGAGACTACTGGGTTAACACGTGCAGCATACAATGTATCTCTTTGTGTCTTGTTAGGTGTGTATGCAAGTTTGATTGCATTTCTTAGATTACCTCTTTGGAAACCAGCAGGTGAGAACCAAGGTTCTGCAGTCTCTGTTGTCTGTAAGCAAAGACCAGCAATGTCTCCGTTACATGGAACGTAACGATAAACATCATTGTACTTATCATAGATGTACTTGTATCCAGAATCAAATACCAGGTAAGATGAACTTGGAAGATCATCAAAGAAGTTTACAATATTTGTTGTCTGTGTTTCAGTATTGCTTATACCAATAACATTTCCTCTACGTGGAGAAACAAATACTATACAATCACGACGCTCTTCTGCAATATTAACAAGTGAAGTTACTTTAGCAAGAGCAGCTGCATCATCAGCACCAGAAGGACCAGTAAGAATGTAGTCAATTGTCTGTGACTCAGGATCAGCAGTCAACTCATATGCAGTTGTTAGATCACCATTAGTAATTGTATAATTACCACCAGAAGATGCATAATCAGCACCATCTGCTAAACGGTAGTAGTAATCTGAGTTGTTCTTAGAACCTATAGTTGTTGCACCACTTGGATAAGATGTAGTACCAGCAGTAGAACGTAGTAAGTTAAACTGACGTGCATTAGCTGTTAATCCCCAGTTACCATCTGCAGCAGTTGCAGTTGCATTAAAGACTCCAGTCTCATGCTCAGCCCAATATAGATATTCAGATTTCTCTTTAATAACATTTGGATAGTAATTTACTTCACCAACTGTTGACTTAGCATCAGATGCCTTAGAAACTCCTATAAACCTTTCAAGAATAGCACCAGTTGTACCAGTGATGCCACCATCAACATCAACTACAAGAATGTGTAGTTCATCATTTCTACCACCAGCATTTTGAGCATATATGGAAGTACCTGGACGTTGAGCAACATTGATCCACTTAACACCAGGAAGATATTCACGTTCTGTATACTCAGCACGAACTGAAGTTATAGCAACAGCAGTAGAGTTTGTATCAGAAACGCTATCAGCAGCAGCGAAATCTATACTATCTTTGTCTTTACCGATATAAAGACGACGCTCAATACCACTTGCTGCAATGTCAGCAGTATTTGTTCCTTGAGTAAGTGTTTGACCATCAGCGATGATACCAGTTACACCACCTGAAGGAAGTCCGATTTCTAATTTCTTATTAGCAGCATCATAAGCGAGAACTGTTACCGCTTCATTAGATCCACCAATACTAATTGTAGTAGAAGTACCAGGAGTAAATGATCCTACAACAGATTCTACTGTAAGAACGATACTATATTTAAATACTTTACCAGCAGCACCCGATGCAGCAGAAAGTGCTTCATCAGCAACGAACTCATGATCGTTACCTGAACCAGGAGCAGGAAGAACAGCAATTTGATCAGCACCAGCGTCAGTTACAAATATACCAATTGAATTACCTTTAGAACCAGCAGTTCTAGCAGCCCACTTGAAGTTGTTATTTGCCTCTTCAAAAGTAGTTTCGTAATCTGTTCTATTTTTAATTAAAGGTGCAGTTCCGCTATCTACTGCGTTCTTTAGTGCAGATGAATTAACACGAATGGTTTTAAGTAGTCCACCATATGCTAAGTACTGAGCTGCAGTGAACCAGTATTCATAGTTATTGGCGTTTGGTTTACCGAATACTGCTGCGAGTTGCCTTTCGTTTGAGATATTTACAATCTCTTCAACAGGACCGAGTTCAAATGGTGCAGCAAGCACACCAACATTTGCGGTTGATTGAGTGGTGATAGTGGTCAGGTCTCTCTCCTGAATGACTACACCTGGCGATGATTGATTAGCTGCCATGTTTATATACTCCTAGAAAAAATGCTGTCAACGTTAGTCTAAGATTATTTATATTTTTGAATCTTCACCTGAAGTCTAGCATATGTTGTACATCCCCATATTCCGCAAGTTCCCATCTTTCCCCTTGAGCATCTACGAAAGTATCTTCTTCTTGTCCGTCATTAATAAAACCAAAAGGAGCCATATCCTGTTCAATCGAATCTCTTTGATCATCATATATTCTTTGCCTCACATCATTATCATGCATCTCTTTAAAGTATTCTTGCATGGCCATCCATGCAAACATTACTAAGCACATAGCAAGATCATCATGACATCCATCTTCCGCTTGAAATGAATTACCCTTTTGGATAAAGGTTGTTAATTCCGCAATCGTATCATAATCTTGTATCATCAATTTATCATCTTCTATCAATGCTTTTAGATTAGAACACCCTACTTGTTTAACAGCAGTACTCATCTTTACACCAAGTTGTGTCTTCTTACCTGAGAACCCTTGTCCTAATTGTTGCCCTGCTCTTCCTCTCATAGCAGCCATTAGTAAATTTTCATATTCCAAATCAAACTGGATAATGTCTGCTACCTGTCCACCAATATCATTTACCTCACAAAGTATGTAAGCATTATTATAATTCTTAGCTACATCAACTATTATATTAGGTAGAACTATAGGTTTAATTTCATTGTTCTTATACCTTGCTACCATCTTATAGGGTA